CCACATGCATGTGTCCACTTGCTGTTACGTCTCCTGTTAAAAATAAGTTTTTGAATTTTTTAGCTGCAGAACCTAAATCTATATCGTTAGTTGTAGTTGGTTCTATTTTTCCATCTGCTATTAAAATTTGTTCTGTAGATCCAATTTTGAAAGTTATTCCTGTATCTGCAACTGCTTCTAAATATCCGTCAGCGTCTGAGTTAATATAAATCGCTGTATCTCTAAATTGAATTTTATTAGTAGTTGCCATCGTTAAAGCTGCGGCTACATTTACTGCTCCATCTATATCTACTACGTCTAAGTTTGCTGTTCCATTAACGTCAATACTACCCTCTAGATCGATGTCTCCACCAACTGTTAAATCATCATCTATTTGAGCATCATCTGTTGAATGGAAATGTTCAGCTTTAATTATTGCTGAGGATGTAATGTCTCCTGCTGCGTGTATGTGTCCACTTGCTGAGAAATTTGGAGCTATTACTAAACCCTTACTTGGATTATACAATAAATCTCCATCAGCTTCTAAACCTCTGTTAGCACCTCCTCCTCCAGCACCTTCAATGAATGTAATTTGATTATTTTCATTTGTGCTTTCATTGTCAGTAATTAATACGTGAGCTGCGTTTGTTGAGTTAGTCACAGTAACACCTGCAATAACTGTGTTTAAAGCTGTTCCACCTACTGTTATTGCGTCTGCTTCCATAGTACCATCAACATCAATACTTCCAGCTAAGTCAATGTCTCCATTAACTGTTAAATCATCTGTTATAAGAGCATCATCTGTTATTACTAAACCTTCTCCTTTAAGTATTCCTGAGGCCGTAATATCTCCCATTGCGTGTATATAACCTGAAGCTGTTATATTTCCTGTGGATAAATTAGTAGGAGAGAAAGTAGTTACTTCAAGTGTATCTGCTTTTATTGTTGCTGAAGAGGTAATATCTCCTACCACATGCATGTGTCCACTTGCTGTTACGTCTCCCGTTAGGAATAGATTTTTGAATTTTTTAGTTGCAGAACCTAAATCTATGTCGTTAGTATTATTAGGAGTTATAGAACCATCTGCTACTAAAACTTGTGCTGCAGATCCAATTGCAAAAATAATATTAGAATCGGAATCTACAGTTAAGCTACCATCAGCATTTGAATTGATGAAAATACCTGAATCTCTAAACTGTATCTTTTTATCTGTTGCTAATGCAAGACCACCATTTACTACTTGAATTGCTGTGGTTGTAAGAACACCAGTAACGAGAGCTGTTGTAGCCATATTTACAGCACCATCAATGTCTACTACATCAAGGTTAGCTGTTCCGTTAACGTCAATACTTCCTTCTAGATCAATATCTCCCCCAACTGTTAAATCATCATCTATTTGAGCATCATCTGTTGAATGGAAATGTTCAGCTTTAATTATTGCTGAGGATGTAATGTCTCCTACTATGTGTGTGTGTCCACTTGCAGATATATCACCTGTTAAAAATATGTTTTTAAATTGTAATGCTTTAGAACCTAAATCTATATCGTTGGTTGTAGCTGGTAATATGGCTCCATCTGCTAATTTGAATTGGTCTGTGGATCCAATTTTAAACACTATATTTGTATCTGCAACTAATTGTAAATTTGCATCCGCATCTGAATTGATGAAAATAGCTGAATCTCTAAATTGTATTTTTTTGTTTGTTGCTAATGCAAGACCACCATTTACTACCTGTATAGCAGTTGATGTAAGTACTCCAGTTACAAGAGTAGTTCCTGATACGTCTAAATTACCATTAATGTCTACTAAAGTAGTTGCAATTTGAACTTCATCATCTGCTACAATATCTAATTGACCATCAGCACTAGAAGCTAAATAAATGGCTGAATCTCTAAATTGAATTTTATTGTTAGTTGCTATCGTTGTAGCAGCTGCTATATTAACTGCTCCATCTATATCTACTACGTCTAAGTTTGCTGTTCCATTGACGTCAATATTACCTTCTAAATCGATGTCTCCACCAACTATTAAATCATCTGTTATTTGAGCGTCGTCAGTTGAAAATAAATGTTCTGCTTTAACGATACCACTCGCTGTAATGTGTCCTGATATGAATGTTTCGTTAGCTAATTGTGCAATAGATCCAGAGACTACTACTTTTTTCCATGTTGCCATATTGTTGTTTATTTAAGGAATTTTCCTTTATTATTATTTAGTTATACATATATAAGTTAAGAAAGACCAACATAAAAATTAGAGGAAGAATACACTAACCCCCCCGTAATTGCCGTGGGAAGTGTATCTAATGCTCCAAATTTTAATACTCCTTCATGATTAACTTTTAATTTTTCATCTTCACCATTACTGTCAGCTATTTTTATAATAAAGGGTGAAACTTCATTACTTATGTCTGTAGATCCTAAAGTTATAATTTTTTGACCAAAATAACCTCTAGTTCCTATTATATTTCCTGATGCTGTTATATCTCCTACTATACTTAATTCTCCACTTGCACTAATATCTCCTATTACATGAAGTTCTGCTTGTGGAGAATTTGTTCCTACACCAATATTACTAAAATATCCATCTCCACTTGCACTAATATTTCCTGAAGCGGTAATGTGGGATAATGTTTGGATTCTTCCACTTGCTGTTATAAATCCTGATGCAACTATATTTCCACTTGCACTAACATTTCCGTGTACTATAGATCCTGAACTTAATATATTACCTGAAGCTGTGATGTTTGTAAATGCTTGAGTAGATATATTTGTTAGTTGAGAACCATCACCTATAAAACCTCCTGTAGATGTTATTGTTCCACTTGCACTTATATTACCTGAAGCAGTTATATGTACAAAATTAGCTAAGTTTTTTACATCATTACCTGAACCAGAACCGTAATAAACTAGACCACTATCTATATTGATAGCTACTTCTCCTTGTGTTAAAGAAGAAGGGATTGCTGATCCTGTTCCTGTTTTTAATTGTATTGTACTAGCCATATGGTATAAATATATTTTTTAAAAAGTCCCCCCGTTTATTGTTCCATTAATACTACTTACTGTTAAATTTCCACTTGCACTAATACTACCCGTAAAGGTGTGATTATCATCTACTGTGTCTCCAAAAACTGTAGATCCTGAAGATATGTTGATTATACTTTCACTTACAACGTAAGTTTGAGCAATAAGAGAGCCCGAAATTATTACATTGTTACCATTGAAAGATATTGGGAGTAAACTACCTGTTCCGTCGGCTAGACTATTTCCGTCTGTTTGGACCACCTTTTGAAAAGTGTCCTCTATATTTTGTCCTGTTAAGTCGTTTAACGCCATTTATAACCATTTTTATTTCTTTTTTTCAAGAACTTTTAATATGCCCCCTATTATTTTACTTACATCTTCTACGGGATTTTCTTGTAAATATGTTGCTACTACATTATTTAACGCGTTACGTTTATAAAAAATATTATTTACGTTTATATCTTCTTTTATTAAAAGTTTAAATAAGTTCATAACGTGTTCTTTTTCGGTAATTGTTGGTTTTTCTTCTTTTACTTTCACGTTTACTTTAGTTTCAACAATAGGTTTTTTAGTTGTTTGTGTTTTAACTTCAACCGTTACTTTTTTACTTGCATCTACTTCAAAATCACTTTCCCATGGTGTAAAAAATGTATCTTCAGCTATAACTTCTAAACGAATGTTACCTTTAGTATCTTCGTCTATAAGACCTTTTAATTTTCTAATAGGAATTTCACATTTACCTCCTTTAGATATACTTCCATTAAATAATAATGAATATTCGGGGGTTTCTACTACTAATCTTGCTTTTGATTTTTTTAAACTTGCTCCTTGTAATGATATACTACATTCAAAAAGTTCAGTTTTATCTGTAAATAGTTTGTACATATTATGGTTTATATATAAATATTAAATAGATATGCCCTCAGCGATCATTTTTACGCCTAATACTTCTTTTACTACTATTTTAATATCTTTAGCTGTTATTTTATATTGTTTAATTTCTTTTTGTTTAGATTCTGTAATTGTGTTACCGTGTACTTTTAAAACTAATTTTACTAATTTCTTTTTATCTTTTTGTTCCCATGTGTTCCAATCTTCTCCTGCTGCTCTTCTTGCTAATTTAACATCATCCCATGTGAATGTATTTGAGTCTAATGAAAAGTTAGCTTGATCCCATGTAATTTCTCCTGCCATATATTAATATTTAAAACTTTCCTCCATTTATTGTCCCTATTATGTTACCACTTGAACTAATATTACCTGAAGCGGTAATATGAGATAGAGTTTGAAGTCTACCACTTGCTGAAATAAATCCTGATGCCACTATATTTCCACTTGCGCTTACATTTCCATGAACTATGGATCCTGAACTTCTTATAAGTCCTGAAGCTGTTATATTAGTTGTAGATAATGAACCCCCAGCTAAATTAAAAGTAGCAGCAGTTATAGTTCCACTTGAACTTATATCACCTGAAGCCGTTATATCACCATTAAAAGTTTGAGAATCTGAGGCTGCGTCCCCAAATATATTAGATCCATATGTTTGTACTATAGAAGAAGTTACTATTGATGATGTAATACTAGTAACATTTAAACTTGTTGCTTGAATATCACCTGTTACTATTATGGATCCTGTTAATTGATGGACACCACTACCATCTAATACCATTACTTGGGCTGCTCCTCCTGTTTGACTTGCAAGACCAAAAACTAAATCCGATGATACACCAGTATCACCTACTGTATTTACTACTGCCTTAATATTTGCTTGTTCTCCAGCTGTTCTTTTACCTAATTTATCTGCAGATCCTGATTCTGTTACCCATCTAATAGATCCTATTGTGTCTCCAACTGAAGGAGGAGTAATAAAACCACTTGCTTCTGCTAATTGGAGAATACGATTTTGTTCTTTAACAGAAAAACCATTAAAAGCATCAACTGCTGCAGCGTCATCATCATATGCAACTGCACTGTTATCAAATTCTTCTAATAATACTTTTGTTATTGTAACCCCTCTAGAATAATTTAAAATAAATTCACTACCCGTAGCTGCTGTTTCTGCTGTTTTATCAAAACTTTCAATGTTACCTTCTGGGTTTATTCTTAAACCTCTTCGTTCTTGTGTTCTTTGAACTTGAAATTCATCTGCTCTAATATCTACATCTGTTATAGGATCTACTGTGTTTATTCCTACTCGACCTGAACTTGATAAATATAATTTTGCTTCTCCTGAACCTGTTATTAGTCCACTTGTTTTGTCTTCTGGGTCTAAAGTTAATCCTATTGAAGATGATCTTGGAATTGGAAATCCTTCAAAAAATACTTGATTTAAAAATCCTGAACCTGTTTGAATTAAATTATGAGCAAATGCATGGCTTCCACTTCCTCCTCCTATCATAAGAGAAGTACCTACTTGCATACCATCTACTTGAACTTCTGTTCCTGAAAAATCTGGAGTAGCTACAGATCCACTATTTAAACTAGTAATAGTAAAGAAACCAGAAGAACTTAATAAATAATCATTAGGTAATGTGTAAGTTGGGGCACTTCTAATTCTAAAAGAGCTACCAATAGTCATATTTTCTCCTAAAGAAGATGATGGTTGAAAAGTACTGCCGTCATCTACTAAAGCAGCTTTAAAGGTTCTATTATGTCCTACAGAAGCAGTTAATGCTCTTACTGTTTTATATGCTACTGTAAAAGAATCGTCATCATTTAATAAAGGTATATCTATAAAGGATACATTAGTTCCTATTCCCCCCAATAAATGATCTAAAGTTGATTCTGAAGAGGAAACAATTCTATCTGTGGGAAGTTTTGAACCTGAATAATATCTTAATATTAATTTAGTATCGTTTTGAAGGTTTTCTTTATTTGAACTACCACTAGTAATAGTAATAGTAGCATTAGCGTTTACAGAGGTTAATTTTGTTAATCTATTATTAAAATTAGCAGAACATGTTATTGCAATTATTTGATTTGATGAAGCAGATATAGCTGTTGATGAATCAGCTAAAGCTCCAGATCTAAATAGATAAATACTACCTGATATTACTTCTTGTTTATCATATTTTAACCCATAATCAGCCATATCGTAGGGTTATTATAAAATTACAAAATTAATAGGTTGTATAGCTACTGCTACTGTTGTGGCTGCAGTTGCGTTAAAGAAATAAAATTCAAATTGACCAGCTGAAATTGCACCAATAAATACTTGTAAATCAGTATTATTCATACTACAATGTATAACTGAAGTAGTTGTTACTGCTTCATTATTTATGGTATAAACCGGAGAGGTGTTTAATTTAGATATTTCAGGAATACTTACTTTACCTAAAGTAAATGCTCTTGATGTTTCAATTGTTAAATCTCCTAATGCTGCTATAGCAGTATTAAATGTATCTTTACTTATAGTTACACCATCAAAAGTAACATTTGATGTTGTTAATACATTTTGGTTCATATCAAACAACTCATTAGCACCTTGACCTGTGTCGACTGTAGCAAATACAACTGCATCTGTAGTTTGAACATTTTGATTCATTAAATGCACTTGAGAAGCTCCTTGACCTGTGTTTACATTAGCAAAGGTTCCTGTTCCTGTAGATGTAACTCCTCCTATAAATCCACCAGATGCACTAATTACACCCGAAGCTGTTATATTACCTTTAAGTAAATTAATTTCTGATCCCCCTACTATTAAACCTGAACAAGAAATATGTCCACTTGCACTAATAATACTTGCTGTTACTGGTGATTGAAATATTGTTTGAGGTTCAAAAGTTATAGAACCTGTAAGGTCAGCTAAGTTTCCTACCATATGACCAAATGAACCTGTTAGTGCTGTTATTTTTCCACCTAAATCTATATTACTTGATGAAATTCCTGTACTTGCACTTATAAGTCCACTTGCACTTATATATCCACTTATTGTTAGATTATTTGATGCATCAAAATTAGAAGCACTTATAGTACCTGTTAATATTTGGGTTCCTGTGTCAGATAAATTTAATTTAGAATCTATAAGATCTCCATATTGTGATTGATTTGGTACATCCCCTGTTTCGAAATATCCTTTTAATGTTGTTCTATTTTGTTTTGCCATTTTATGCTATTTGATTTGATTCTCCTAATATTTGGTAACCTACTCCGGTTCCTATTTGATTTATGTTTGTTGTTACAGGTGCTCCCCTAACTTGTTCTCTTGTTAATGGTTGTCCTGTTGGTTCTACTATAAGTTCACTATTAAATACTACCCTAGATTTACTAAAGAATTTCTGTGGTTTTTTAGCTAAATCTTTATTTAAACTATCTGGTATTAAATATCCTTGAATAGTTAAACCAAAATTAGTTTTAACAACTCTATTTTCTCCTTGTGCAACTTCTGTTGTATTACTATAAGTATCTATTTTTGCATTAAACTTAAATGTTTCTTTATCTCCCCAATATGAATCTGATGAATAAT